CGCCAACCACACTGTCGGGATAGGCGTAAACGCTCATGCCGACAGCGCTAGGCGCCGCGGCGCGGAAGAGCACCACGCTCAGCGGAATGCCGCGGTTGTTGCGAACCTTCCGTGTACCGATGTTGCGGATAGCTTCGGCTTTGCCAACAACGGCGTAGCGTTGCGACGACTTGATGGCCGCCAGGATGCGCGGCGCGTTGGTGTCCAGCTTCCAACCCTCGTTCAGCGGCGTGATAGAAGAACCAGGCGCGAGGTTCAAGGCGGCTTCGATGAACACCCAGTTGTTAGCAAGGGTCGCCACGACGTCATTATCGCGCCAACTGACGTCAACCAGACCGGTCAGACCGGTGCCGTCGAGGTCGATACGGGCGCGCACACCCTTTACCATGTCGTCGATGACGTTGCCCAGCTGGTTGGTATCCAGGAAGGCGCGACCGATCTCGAACAGGGCGTCGGCCACCTCGTCAGCGAACACCTCTTTGGAGTACTTGCGGTCGGCGATGTTGACGACCTTCGCGTTTTCCATCACGCGCACGATCTCGAACGCCGCGACATCGCTGGCGATGGCTGCGACCGTGACCGGCCCGACGGGGTACTGGAACCGCATCGAATAGTCGCCGTTTTTGCTCAGCACGCCAACCTTGTTCATGTAGGGGACGAGGATCTCCATCAGGACGTTAGCGACGTTAACATCCGTTGCCGATTTGACGACCGAGTCCCACAGGTCGGATTTCGAAATCATTACATCTCCAGGGCGCACGGTGTGCGTCGCGATGTTGTCGATGATGATCTTACGGACTTTGCGAGTCAAGAAGAACTGAGCGCAATCGTTACGCACGGTAATATTGTTCGCCGCGTTTTGCACGACACGGACGTTTGCTTTCTCCGCCCAGATCGCTTCGGTGTGGGCGGTGCCTTCGTATCGGTCGATGATCGTGTTGTAAACGTTCAACACGATCTCGCGATAGCCGGCGATGCTGTCGTATCCACCGTCAGAGCGTTGCACCGTCAGCAGACCGGTGTCGAAAGCGACGTCGGGGGTCATCGACGCGTCGTAGTTGTTTTCGCTGCGGTTTTGATTCTTAGCCATTTGTATTCCTAGTTAGTTGGTGATTTAATTGATCAATTAATGACGTGGCTTTAAGCACCGCCGATGCCTTCTTGTTTACGATTCTTCATGGTTTTCTCCTAGAAAGCCAATTGATTGACGTTTACGCGTTTCCGTCAGCACTGAAACGTGCACGGCGGATGGCGCTGTTCAGGTGGCTGTCACTCAGACCAGAGACAGTTCCCAACGACTCAACGTCGTCGAGGTCGTCGGCACCAGACCCGACCACAGCCCGTGACATTGCCATGGTGCCGTCGCCGGTAAAACTGGTCACGAAGGTGCCGCCCTCGCGTTTCAAACCCTCGCCACGACGCGAGGAGTACTTCCACACCCCGTCTGAAACAACAGAGATGGTCATCGTCGCGTTCGACTGAGCCGCTTCGACCAGGAGGTCGACGACTTCCTGATCCGCCGACGATGGGTTAAGCGGAATGTACAAGGTGCTGCCGACCGAAGCGGCAACTGCGCCCCAACGCGACAGGAGAGGCAGAGCTCCGCGCGATATGCCCGACTTCATCGCGCCCCCGGTCGCGAGGGCCAGGATGTCCTTAACCGAATCCAGCACCACATCGGAGTTGTAGAACAGGCACTCAGCAAGCGCCTTTGCGCCTAGTTTCTCGTCGGCGAGATAGCCGGACAACGGCTCGCCGTAGCGTAGCGCGGCATAGTCGGCGTCGTTCAGGCCGGCCAGCATGTGCGTCACGGGTGTCTTCGCCGCGTTGGCGCCGCCGATCACGATGGCCACGCCATTCGGGATACGCAGGCCATGTGACACTTTGTTGGTTGGCGCGGAGCCGTTCGGAATGCCCGTGTCGATGTGAACGCCGACAGGGAATTTGACGGCGTCG